GGTAAGAAGTCAAGAGGTTAATTGGGAAGAATATTTCCAACACATTAAACCTGTATGTCCCTGGAGCGGAGCAGCTCTTAAAAAAGGCGAATTAAAAATTATACAATGGTCTGGAGAGATTGAGCCACTAGGCAACAACCAGGCCATTGTTTACATTTGTCCAAAATACAATCGTAGACGATTAAAAAAATTACACAAAAAAATTGATGACGGTACATATGAATGGTTATGGAGCGAACCAACCAATGGCCCTAATGCATCACCAGTACCTGTATTAATACAACAAGACAAGCGTAAGCTGTTTGATTTAAGATTCGATACAGGCTACTACGCCGATATAATAGGTTAAATATAGTATGAGCAAAAGTTTAGATGGTGTTTTAACCAAAAAAGCCAACCAAAAAGAAACATATACAAACGAGCAAGTAGAAGACTTGATGAAATGTATGGATCCTAACGAAGGATACTTACATTTTGCACGTAAATTTTCATACATACAGCACCCTGTAAAAGGCAAACTTTTATTTGATCCTTTTGAATATCAAGAACGATTGTTAAAAAGCTATCATAACTTTAGATTTAATGTTAATATGTTACCAAGACAAACCGGTAAGACAACATGCGCTGGAATATATCTGCTTTGGTATGCAATGTTTACTTCTGACCAAACTATTCTTATTGCCGCACACAAATATACAGGTGCACAAGAAATTATGCAACGTATACGTTATGCATACGAATTATGTCCCGATTATATTAGAGCCGGTGTTACTAACTATAACAAGGGTTCAATTGAATTTGAAAACGGTTCACGTATTGTTAGTGCTACTACAACAGGTAACACAGGACGTGGTATGTCTATATCATTATTATACTGTGACGAGTTTGCATTTGTACAACCTAATATTGCTACCGAATTTTGGACATCAATATCACCTACACTAGCAACAGGTGGTCGTGCTATTATTACTAGTACACCAAACTCAGACGAAGATACATTTGCAAATATTTGGAAAGAAGCCGAAAAGAAATACGATGAAAACGGTAACGAACAAGAAATAGGTGTAAATGGATTTCATAGTTTTAGAAGTTATTGGCAAGAGCATCCTGACAGAGATGAAAAGTGGAAAGATGAAGAACTAGGGCGTATTGGCGAAGAAAGATTTCGACGTGAATATGATTGCGAATTCTTAGTATTTGACGAGACACTTATTAGTAGTTTAAAACTTGTTACCATGGAAGGCGAAAAACCTATCATGAACATGGGACAAACACGTTGGTATAAAAAGTTATCTAAACAATGTTCTTATGTTGTTGCACTAGATCCTGCAATGGGTACTGGTGGCGATTATTCAGCAATACAGGTATTTGAATTACCTAGTTACACACAAGTTGCAGAGTGGAGACACAACACAAGTCCCATTACCAGCCAAATACGTGTGTTAAAAGACATATTAGATCATATAGTAAGTGAAACAAATAATCCACAAGGTATATATTGGTCAGTTGAGAATAACGGGTTAGGAGAAGCAGCACTTATTGTTATAAACGACTTTGGCGAAGAAAACTTGCCAGGTTTGTTTGTAAGCGAGCCAATGCGTAAAGGACATGTTAGAAAATTCCGTAAGGGCTTTAACACTACACACAGTACAAAAATTAGTGCATGTAGTAGAATGAAGACAATGATAGAAAATGATAAAATGAAAATTTCTTCGGGTGCATTGATTAGTGAATTAAAAGGATTTATTGCAACAGGATCAAGCTATCAAGCAAAAACTGGTGAAACAGATGATTTAATTAGTGCATTATTACTAGTTATTAGAATAATGAGTGTGCTTAAAGATTGGGATCCTAGGGTATATAATACATTTAAGAGTATGGAAAATGAAATTGATTATGAACCGCCCATGCCCATCTTCATATCTACCAATTATTGATAAATATTAATATGAAAAACTTAGATCTAATCGGCGAAGAATTATTTAATAAAATACGTGGACGCTTTCCAAGCGTAACAATTGGTAATGGTGAAGGCAATGTAACCAATATACCTAACGAAGCAAGGTTCTTTGATTTTGATTTTAAAGAAGGCGAAAAAGATTTAGGTAAGGTAAGTATTAGTGTAGATGATAAAAGTTTAAGTGTTATGTACAGTGAAAATTTTATTGAAGGCGAAGACAAACTTACAAAAGAACGATGGTATGGGTTTTTAAAAGAACTAAGATATTTTGCTAAAAAACGATTGCTAAACTTTGATACCAGAGACATCACAAAGTCAAATTTAAATAGAAGAGATTACAAGTTTTTAGCAAACAAATCCGGAGAAGAAACAATGAGCGAATCAAAAATGTATGGGACCAGTAGATCAAGCTACCAAGATGTAGGTACAGCTAGATTAGCACTAAAACATAGTAAACCTGTTAACCAAGAATATGCAGCTGGCAGAACACAAAATGTAGAAGCTATATACATTGAAAGTGCCGACGGTGAAAGATTTAAATATCCGTTTAGACATTTAAATGGTGCGAGAGCAATGGCTAGACATGTTAGTGAAGGCGGTAATGCTTATGATGAGTTTGGTAAACACATTGTTAGTCTATCAGAAGAACTTGCTAAGTTAAGAAAATTTAAAAATTACATGAGTCGCTCTAGTGTAATGGCTGAAGGATTAACTGATTACATGGATGTAGTTTTTGAAAGAATTGACACTGTTAAAAAGACTGTAGAGCAATTACAAAAAGAGGCTTATTATAAAGAAGCATTTGATAATTATTCAACACCTGTAATGGAGGATGTACCGGAAGACATCGCAAGCAATTGGATTGATCAATTAACTATTAAACAGTTTAACGAAGAATTAAAAGATGTATTTCCATACATTTATAAATTAGTGAATGAAAAAACTAAAGCACATGAGTTAGGACCTGAAGATTTATTAGGTGAAGCTGATGTAGCAGAAGGCCATATGAAAGGCTATAGTAAGTATCATTGCGAAGACTGTGGTTGTCAAATGCATAACTGTAAACCAGATTGTGATTGTTCACATGACTCACATGATGAAAAAGGTAGTTGGTGGAAAGATGCAAACGGAAATGGTGTTCCAGACATAATGGAAGACTCGGACACAATGACCGAATACGAACAATGGGCAAACGAAATTGTAGAGACAGGATTAGATACAGAGCCTAAAGAAGAAAAAATCCCTGTTACTGAATTTGTATTATCATTGTTTGATAGAGAAACTGGTCAGTTTCCAAAAGGTGAAACAGCAGTACTAACAGCAATAGAAAAAGATTACGGTGAGCAATATATTGATCCGGCAAAGTCATTTATCGAAGCAATCAATGAAAAATATGCACAGTTTGCAGAAGCCGGAGCAATGGAACAAGATCAAGAAATGATTGAACCAGAGCCGCAAGGAACTGTAATGGAACCTACCGTATCACAAGAAGAAAACGACATCAAAAGACTAGCAGGATTATAGGAGAGAGCAAATGGCAGTAATACCATCAGCAGAAAGACGTTCGTATGCTACGGGCGGAGATAACACAACAGTAGGCACTATGTATTCACCAAATGCATTTTGCTATAAACTAACTGTAGAAAACGCATCTAATGGAGCAATTGACTTAAGAGCAGAAGATGATGCATACAACGAAGTAGTTGGACAAATTGTAAGGGAAATTAGTCCACTTGCATATTTTGTAGTAAATGATGCCAGCGGCGTTGTACATCTAGTAATGGATAAAAACATAAATGATGCAGCTCAATTACAACAACGTATTAGAGAAATTGGTAAAGATGCAGATCCAGCAACAACGACATCAATCGGTCCAAACGACATCGATATCAGCGGTTCGGACGTGGTCGCAGCTTCAAGCATTACTGTAGCATAATAAAAAAATAAAATAATTTCAAGAATTTGTCAGATTTCACTTGACTTCTGGTAAATAATAGCGTACAATACATATTGTGCTGTACGAATAAAGGCACAAGAGTAGCAAATAATTTGTTGCTCTGCACATAGGCATAACATATAGGAGGCATTAACTATGGCATCATTAGCAGAAATCCGAGCAAAGCTCAAGGAACAAGAATCACGCACAAGCGGTAATTCATCAGGCGGCGGCGACAACGCAATTTACCCATTTTGGAATATTAAAGAAGGCGAGAGTGCAACTCTACGTTTCCTTCCAGATGGCGATGAGTCAAACACTTTCTTTTGGAAAGAACGTTTGATGATTAAATTGCCTTTCGCGGGAGTCAAAGGTGAAACTGATTCACGTCCTGTACAAGTACAAATTCCGTGTATGGAAATGTACGGCGAGACATGTGACATCTTAAACGAGGTACGTGGCTGGTTTAAAGACCCAAGTCTAGAAGATATGGGTCGTAAGTATTGGAAAAAACGTTCATATATTTTCCAAGGCTTTGTAACGGATAACCCACTCTCAGAAGATACTACTCCTGAGAATCCGATTAGACGTTTTATAATTGGACCACAAATTTTCCAAATTATTAAAGCGGCTCTTATGGATCCAGACATGGAAGAACTACCAACAGATTATACTGCTGGTGTAGACTTCCGTCTTAATAAAACATCCAAAGGTGGATATGCAGACTATTCAACATCAAACTGGGCACGTAGAGATCGTCCACTAGGTGATGCTGAAATGAAAGGCATCGAAGCTAATGGCTTGTGGAACTTAAACGATTTTCTTCCTAAAAAACCAGGTGAAGTTGAAGTTAAAGTTATGAAAGAAATGTTTGAAGCATCAGTAGATGGCGAAGCATATGATGCAGATAGATTTGGTCAATATTTCCGTCCAGCGGGAATGTCAGCAAGAACTGGTGATCCAAACAAATCATCAACTAATGGTACAGCAACATCTATGACTGCTGAGACAACTCTAGTTGCATCAGTAGCGGCACCAGTTGCACCAGTAGCAGAAACAGCACCGGTAGCAGAAGCAACTACAGCGCCAACACCCCAAGCTGAAGCGGCACCTGCAGAAGGTAATGCACAAGACATTCTTGCAATGATTCGTTCAAGACAATCTAGCTAAAGAATAAAATAAGTGCTCCTAGCACTTAAACCAGAACTGAGATTCATTGCCATTGGCTGTCAACGTTTTAAACGGTGCTAGGAGAATAGCTTTAACAAGGAGAAAATATGGCTAAATCATTTGACGTTAGTAAGTTCCGTAAGGACTTAACTAAAAGTATAACAGGTATGAGTAGTGGCTTTAATGATCCGACAGATTGGATTAGCACAGGCTCATATGCACTAAACTATCTTATTAGTGGCGACTTTCATAGAGGCGTTCCACTAGGTAAGGTGACAGTGTTTGCAGGAGAATCAGGCGCAGGTAAAAGTTATTTCTGTGCAGGTAACATTGTAAAACACGCACAAGATCAAGGTATCTTTGTAGTTCTAATTGACTCAGAGAATGCACTTGATGAAAGTTGGCTACAAGCATTAGACGTTGACACAGGAGAAGATAAACTTCTTAAATTGAATATGTCAATGATTGATGATGTAGCAAAAACTGTTAGCACATTTATGACAGATTATAAAGCAATGAACGAGGAAGATCGTCCTAAAGTATTGTTTGTAATTGATTCATTAGGTATGTTACTAACACCAACAGATGTTGATCAGTTTAACAAAGGTGATATGAAAGGTGATATGGGTCGTAAGCCTAAAGCACTAACATCACTTGTACGTAATACTGTTAACATGATTGGTAGTTACAACGTAGGACTAGTATGTACTAACCATACATATGCATCACAAGATATGTTTGATCCAGATGACAAGATCAGTGGTGGACAAGGCTTTATCTATGCATCAAGTATTGTTGTTGCAATGAAAAAGATGAAACTAAAAGAAGATGAAGCTGGTAATAAGATCTCAGAAGTACGTGGCATTAGAGCAGGTTGTAAAGTAATGAAAACTCGTTATGCAAAACCGTTCGAAGGTGTACAAGTAAAGATTCCATACGAAACAGGTATGAATCCTTACAGTGGTCTTATTGAACTGTTTGAGAAAAAAGGTTTGCTAGAAAAGCAAGGCAACAGACTCAAGTATATTGATCTAGCTGGTGAAGAGCATCTTGACTATCGTAAGGC